GCCAATTCGAACTCAACATGTTGTCGGTCGGGTTTGAACATATGGAGTACTTCACGTCTAGAGGGTACGTATGCATAGTCGAAATTGACTCCGGTCTTCATCAAGACTTCTTTCGCATCATCGGAAAGAATGTCTTTACTCGGGATTGAGCCTTGGAGGAACTTGGCATCCAATATCTGCAAGGCACGAGATAGCATGTTCCAAACAGTGGTATTTGTTCCATGCGAGTCAAGCAACAGGGAGACTAGTCTTCCCCACTCCACTTCAGGTGTTAGGTTTGAATGGGATCTGCCCATTTTAGCGTAGTAATGCTCGTGATCTCTATAAGGCATTACCACCTGCTTGGGTCCTTGGGCTGTCTTAAACGTGACGAGAAGAAGTCTCCGTTTAAGAAAGATGGGTCCGTTCACCAAAACGTTCCCTTCTTCGTCAATCTGGGAGAAGATGGAAGGAAATTCTCCAGACTGATCAGCTTTGATGTCCTTATGCCAATAGGTCTTCGCGTACTCCTTGAACGCTTCCAGGTTCATCCAATGGTAGTACTTTTTCCAAAAGGCATAGGATCCGTCATCTCCGTAGATGAGAAACGAAACGCCGTTCTTTTCGACGTCATCCCAGAACATCTTGGCTTTTACAAGTCCAAGTTCAGATGCAATCTGAGTTCTGACATGGATAAGAAAACAGACAAAGACCAACGATACGTCGATCTGATTGACTGCGGTGGTGTTGCCATCTCCCGAGAAATTGACACCGACTGTTACTCTAGCATCGCCGCTATACCACACTAGGATCTTGGCAGCGGTGCGTGAGGCCAAAAAGGTTAACAATTCGACCAAAGGTCCGTATTCTGGATCATTAGGGTCATAGAACATAAGCACGAAGCAATATGTTAGATAGATAGAAAAGGCCATGACTGACTGGTCCTGTTTCCCCACATCAAAGGTCACGAATACTCGATCTTTCGCGACATCAGGGTTTCCCCCTAGTCGGATGGTAATAACCTGCGCTCCTCCATTAGACCATTTGTGGCCGACAAGTACTCCCCGCTTCCCATAAAGGCGAGAAATACAAGGTAAGCAGAACACAGAGTCCAAGATCTGCTTCTCAAATGGGCATTGAAAGAACACACGAGTCTTCTCCGGATCCGGTTCTCGCAAGACCTTGTCATTTTCATCCCGAACTTCGGCGTAGCGAAGCTCAGGTTTCTGTGACGGACTTGAAATAAACGGAGGGAAGTCCATTCGTGAGCCATCGCGATGAGCGATTCTGGCTAGTCTCATCATCTCCTTGGCTTTGGCCATAGCCATTGGAAATGCGGACTCCTTTGGTGGATGGGGGCCATGTTTAATTACAAGACCACCATATCTCTCCACCCGGTACGGCGAATTGATCGGACCCGACTTTTTAGCCGGTCCGTAATCAATATCGCTTTCCTTAACCTGATTCAGATCGGGCACCTTCATTTTCCGGTCTCCCAAATGCCAATGGGAGGCCAAGAATACCATCGCCTCGGCAATTCTAAGCGTGGATTCTTTTGGTAACAGCTCTTCTTCCGTTCTCATCATCTTGCGGAAGGTCACTTCAGTGGCAGAAGCTTTCTCAGTAGAAAAGTAGGAAGCTTCGAAGTAACGCTTAGCAAGGGGCCACTCTCTTTTAAGATCCTCGTACATATCAAATATAAAAGGAGGAGTGGCGGGCACTAGAGGGGACGTGAGCACAGGGCGGGGGCTGGGCCTGATCACGCAAGGTATGAGGTTAGGGGCCACCATGTCCTCATATCTCGCTGCAATCAAGGCGGTTCGCTGTGGCTTATCAAGGTATTCCACAAACCAAGCCTGTTGATGCTTGTACACCGTAAAGAGCCGGGCCACGGCACTTAAAGCCCAGATCTGGGTGTGGTAAGGCGCTCCGGTTCCATGGAGCACCAGAACAACCTCTCTCGTGTCCTTCCGAGAGACCTGCACGTAATATTTTTCGTCAGTAGATTGGACTACGTCAAATCTAAAGACATCAAAATAGTTCTCATAGTCGTGTC